AACAAACCAAACAATGACGTTAAAGGAAATTACTGACCTTTTAGAAGTTAGGCATAATAATGCGATGATTGCCGTTGAAAAAATGGCTGAAAGTCCTGATTTTGGGACGATACAGAAAACCAGTAGCGTCTATAATAAGCAAGATTAAAAAATTGAATAGGGTTCAACGCCGTGTCGATGGGATTCTCAAATCGGGATTTCCCACTTTGAGAATTTTGAAATTAACAAAGAATAGGAAAATAAATGAACTTAGAAGAATTTGAAGAAGAGCAATCGGACGAACCAGAGCATGAAGACTCGACTCATGACGATCAAATAACTGATCCTATTGATGAATCCGAGCCGGATGAGGAAATATCCGATATAACAATCGGCGATCCTGTTCCGGTCGATGAAGATGAGGAGAAGATAAAAAGTAGTTCTGCCTGGGTTAGATTGCGTAAAGAAAAGAAAGAGGCTGAGACTCATGCTAGAGAACTTGAAGCTAGATTAAGTCAATTGCAATCCCCTGTTGAACAATCTCGTCCGATACTGGAAAAGCCCACATTGGCAGGGTGCGAATGGGATCCCGATATGTATGAGCAGGCGCTATTAAACTGGTCTGAAATACAGTTAGAACAGCGTCAAGTTCAAGCGCAAGCGCGCCAGAAAGAGCAGGCACAACAGCAAGAGTGGAATAATACCCTGGCGGCCTATAACGATGCTAAGGCTAAAATACCGCTTAAAGACTTTGAGGACAGCGAAGATGAGGTAGCAAAAAACCTAAATGTAAATCAGCAAGGTTTGGTTATTAAATACGCCCGTGACCCGGCAAAATTAATTTATGCGTTGGGTAAAAACAAGACAAAGCTGGACGAACTGAAAGCTATCAACGACCCGATTAGATTTGCTATAGAACTTAATAATATCGAGGTACAGATGAAAGTACAAACAAGAAAGCCGCCGCCCCCGGAAACTAAAATCAGCGCCGGAACTGGCAGGATGGAAAGCACTGACGCGCACCTAGAAAAGCTAAGGGCGCACGCTGAAAAAACAGGGAATTTTACTGATGTGGTTGCATATAAAAGAAAATTAAGTGCTAAATGATAACTTGAATATTCTGTACAAATTACACGATAGCGGTGATTTCGATATTGTTTCAATAAAACATATCAAGAAAAAAACAGAGTTTGTTTGTGTTGGACATTTAAAAAATAATTTCTATGCTATTGGTACAGGAAAAGATAAGGAAGATGCTCTGCATGATCTAAGCAGAAAAATATGTGAATATCAGGCAAAAATAGTGCAATATATTGTTGCAAATAAGTAAAAATTGTGTATTATTAGTGCAGGAATAAAAATCCTGCACTGTCCCCTACGACAATAAACTAGAGGCGGCACCGTAAAGCCCTGAAACGAGACGATTAATATTAACTCTTTTAGGACAATACAATGGCTAACTCTCTAGTAAAACAAATAACAGTAAACTTCGAAGACTTGCTTGAAAAATTCGATGATGAACTCGTACTATCCAAAGCTGCCAAGAAATACACCGTTCCCGGTGCAACGATGCAGCGATCTTCCGACACGATATGGAGACCTATTCCAAATATAGCAACCTCCGGTAACGGACTAGATGCTACAGCTGATTTTACAGCCGCTTCCGCTACTCAATTATCAGTACCGGCAACGCTGGGCTTCCAAAAACATTCAGTAATCCAGCTTAACGGTCTCGAATTACGGGATGCGTTAACCGAAGGTCGTCTGTTTGATGCGGCGAAACAAAAATTGGCGTCAGATATTAACGTCGCGATTAATAATGTCGCCGCGACACAAGGTGCAATTACTATTAAACGTACTGTAGCGGCTACTGGGTTTGACGACTTTGCGGTTATGGATGCTCGTATGAGTCAAACAGGTGTACCATCATGGCAACGTAAAGCCGCCATATCACCTGTTGATTATAATGGTATGGCGTCAAACTTGGCAGCCCGGCAGACCATGAACCAAAAGCCTACTACAGCTTATGAGCGTGCTATGATCGATGGCAATATCGCTGGTTTTGAAGCGTACAAGATGGATTATTCTAATCGATTGACAGCAGCGGCGGGCGTTACGGTAACGATGGCAGCTGCTAACCAATTTTATACTCCAGCAGCCACGACTACTCAAACTGACGGCTCCATTACTCCAAAAGATAACCGTTATCAGACCATCTCAATTGCTGTTACCTCGGGTACTGTCAAAGTTGGTGATAGATTTACCGTGGCTAACGTCAACTCGGTACATGAGATAACCAAACAGGATACGGGTTCACTATCAACGCATGTGATTATGGCAATTGTTACAGGTGCCGGTGGTACGGGTACAGTTTCAATCTCGCCCCCATTTATTTCCGGTCAGGGTGCAACACAGGCTGAATTGCAATATCAAAACGTGACTGCAACACCTGCCAACGGTGCGGCTATTGTTTTCTTGAATACCGTAGCGGCTCCAGTCAATGTGTTTTGGCAATATGGCGCACTTGAACTGTTGCCAGGTCGTTACGAGATACCGTCCGATGCAGGCGTTAAAGTGATGACTGGTACTACTGAATCAGGCATGAGCCTTACGATGTCATACTCAATGGACATCAAAACATTAACGCTCAATATGCGTGTAGACACGTTGTTTGGTGTTGTAATGAATCAACCCCAGCAAGCGGGTATCATGTTGTTTAACCAAACTTAATAGTTATCGCGCCATCTTTCGGTGGCGCACTTTTTTCAATAAGGAGTAAAAATGAAAACTTATAAAGCAGCACCAAAAACAAAAAAAGGTGGCGGGAAACCGAAGCCAAAATGTTAACGAATGATATGGCTTATGCAACCATGATGTATAAATTCCCTTCCGGCTCAGACCCCAAGGGAACGCCAGCTCAATTGCAAAATGATGCATTTGATATCATTATCGTTGATGATGATGATATTACAGATGCATTAAAAGATGGCTGGTTTTTAAATCCAGATGAAGCCAGAAACCCGGTTAAAACGACTAAAAAATAATGTCTTACACAAAAAAGCAAATTGTGTTAGGTGCTTTCAATGAGGTAGGTTTTGCCAACTATCTCTTTGATCTCGCGCCAGAACAGATGAATAATGGATTGACTCAACTCGATTTAATGATGGGGTCGTGGTATGCGAACGGTGTTAACCTTGGCTATCCGCTTTATAATGACCCCACACAAAATGATATTGATCAGCCATCTAATTTGCCTATTGTGGCGGTTGAGGCGGTTATCTTAGGTCTTGCAAATCGCATTGCGCCGTCACTGGGTAAAACAATGTCGCCTGAATCTAAGCAAAACTTCCAGAACGCTTATCAGTCGATGTTAAACTATTTGGCAGTGATACCAAGTCGAGTATTCCCAGATACTTTACCTTGTGGTGCAGGAAATAGACGACTATCACCGGGATTTAATTTTATCATAGGCGCACAATCAAATGGCTAATCCGTTTATTACCCAAAGCTTTAATAACCAACTTCCATTTGTCCCATCGGTTAGTGCTGGTGATCTTATTCCTATCTCATCTCAAGATATGGGAGTGTTTGCGTTTGTCAACATGGGGACATTAGCGGCCTATATTCAAACACTGATTACGTTGCCCACTGAGTTTATTCAGCAGTTTGCATCACCATTGACCGGCGCGCTGATGGTCATGAATCAAACAAGCGACAATGCCTGGCTGGTTATTTCTCCATTGGGAACGATTGCCACCGCGACGATTCAGTTACCTGGGATTGATTCAGCAATTGATGGTCAAGTCGTGCAGCTAACGACGACTCAAACAATTACAGCAGTGACATTCTCTGCTACTGGTTGCGCTTTTTCCGGCGTACCAGCCAATATCACGGCATTGCTTCCAAGGCGGTTCCGTTTCTGCAAAGTTTTTAACACTTGGTTTCTCGTATGAATAATGAATCTACTATCGGCGGCGTTGTACCAGCTTCAAGTCAAGTTGTCAGTTATACCGGCGTATCAGCATCGTCTGCACGGATAGAAACCCGATTTACTTTCGTTCGGCTTGCATCAACAACGGATTGTTTCATCAATATTACGAACTCAGGCGCGGCTGCTGTTGCTAACACGTGTATGTTCTTACCAGCGGGAGGACGTGAATATTTTCCACTTCCGCAAGCCTATAGTGGACCAACGAATGGGCCTATTGTGACGGTAATACAGGCAACGGCAGCCGGAAACCTATACATAACCCCATGCCAATAGTTGAAGTTGGCTTAGGCTATATTAAGGACTTCCCCGCACCCGTAGTTCCTGCCTGGAGTCCACTGGATTTAGGAAGTACATCGGGTGCGTGGTTTAATATCCAAAATATAGCCACACTTTTCCAAGATTCAACGGGGACAACACCCGTAGTAGCTAACGGTAATCCATTAGGCCTTATCACTAATCTGTTTGGGTTTGGTAATTTATCTCAGGTAACTAGCACTGCTCGCCCTTTATACTCTTTTTTGTCGGATACAGTTGGACTCGCTACAGCAACAGCAAAGCGAATTAAATATGATTTTATTGATGATGCTCTAATCTGGAATGGTGCCACGGGTGTTTATTATTTAGCTGTTAGTTCCATATCTGGAATCCAGTTTTATCAAACATTATTAACAAATGGTTCTGCATTTCCTATTAATGAATTTGTCCAGTGCATCGCGTTAGAGAGGCCTTATACCGTAGCTGAAAAAGCAGACATAACCAACTTATTCAATTTGGACCTAGCTAATATTCCAAATATTAATGAAATATGGGAAGTGTGCGGAACAGCCTATACGGGTAAAAATGGCTCATCCTCAAATGGTGTTACAGATTATGAATTTGGTAGTGGAGCGTCCTATAATACGTTTTTTACCACATTACAGGCGACCACAAACAGAGAAACCTTATCTTTTAATGTAGCGGCTACAACAGGATTATTGCAATTTAGAAATAACGCCAGCACTTTAGCAGGAACGCTATTAGATTTACCTAGTTCTGTTAACTTATACACTGGATTTTCTAATAATTTTTATGGATGTATTAATGCTATACCTGACTCATGTACAACCTATCAAGTTAATATAAATAAATTGTCTGGATTTATACCGGACTTTTCTAACGCTGTATCGTTAATAACATTAACGGTTAACACAAATTTATTGACTGGTTGGCTCGGTAATTCTGTACCTTTTACGTTAGGTACATTTAATGCGCAAATTAACCAATTACCACAACAAACGGTTGACGCATTTTTGCTGGCATTTGTAAATGCAGGGCGACAAGTATCTGATGGTACATGCGTATTAAACTTAGGTGGTGTTGGAAATGCAATCCCCAGTGCAACAGGTCTTGCTAATAAAACAATTTTGCAGGGACGTGGCTGGACAGTCACGACAAACTAATGAGTAAATTTATTACAATTATAGCTCCTGATGCAAGCGCTCAAACGCTTAAACCCATTCTGGCTAGCCTAAAATTTGGCTCAGGGATGCTAGTGGTTGATGCGAGTACCGTTGATCTAAAAACAGTGAATTATATTTCGACAGGAATTGCCACGGATGAAATTTTTGGCGCATTAACTGATCCTGCACAGTTAGTTATTGCTAGTGGAGGTTCACTTAAATTACAGGCTGCTACTGATTTGCTGGCTACATGTATCGTAATCACGGCGGGTGATGCACAAAAATCTATGAAAGATATGGGATTAGTTACCGTAAGACCGAAAGGAGTCGCCATTGAATCGGCTATTGTTCAGGCTGATATGCCAGTTGATCAGGTAATAATCAAGTGAAAATTCCCATCCTATCTGGAATTTTTAGTGATGGTAATTCGGATTACCGAACTAGCTATCCGATTAATC